AGACGCACCAGCTGGTGATTTGCCTGCTGACATTGAAAAAGCGATTGATGATTTAGAAGCTGTTATTATGGCTTCAATGGGCGGCGGTGCACCTGAGGGTGAGGAAGCTCCTGAAGACGAAGCGCCTGAAGGTGATGCTGGCGAAGAAGACGAAGGTGAAGAAGAAAAACTTGATGAAGTTTTCGAAATTGATCCACGTATTTTAAGACAAGAAATTGCTAAAATTCGCAAGCAACTTCGTGAAAGCAAGATGGATCATCACTTCGGCGGAAAAGGAAGCAATGCTGGCGTTGCTGGTGCTTTTGGCGGAAAAGGAAACTACAAAGCCGGTGTAAAAGGTGCTTTTGGTGGTGGAAAAGAAGGTCAAGATGTTTTCACTAGTCCTCCCAAAACTTTACAAATGATTTCAGAAATGAGACGTGTTATACGTCAGCAAGGCCTTAAAAATAGAGCCTTGAATGAGAAACTCAAAAAATACGTGAGTGCGACAAATACTCTCCGTGAGCAGTTGGAAGATCTCAATTTATTTAACGCTAAGCTTCTTTACGTTAATAAACTACTTCAAAACAAGTCACTTAATGAATCTCAAAAGAAATCAATCATTAAGGCACTTGACAAAGCAGTAAACTTACAAGAGGCTAAAACACTATATAAGAGTTTAACCGAAACTTTCACAGAAAGAAAAGGTAAGACTCTTAATGAATCAAGAAATGTAGGCGGCTCTTCTAGAGCTACAACCTCTTCTTCATCTGCATCTAAAAATGCACTTGCTGAAGTAAGTCGTTGGACAAAGCTTGCAGGACTTTAATAAATAAATTTAAATTTTTCATGGAGAAAAAATATTATGTCTAAAACATTCACACTTAATCAATTGACTGAAGGTATCCGTCAACGTAACGTTGGCGCTGATGGTCTTCGTCTTATTGAAAAATGGACCAGAACTGGTCTTCTTAGAGGTCTTGACGAACAAAGACGCGAAACAATGTCTCGCCTTCTTGAGAATCAAGCATCTCAGCTTCTTAGAGAAGCAAACTCTGTATCTTCAGGAGCAGGTGGTTTATCGTCTTCTGGTGATCTTCAGGGTTTCACAAACATTGCATTCCCAATTGTTCGTCGTGTTTTCGGTGGGTTGGTTGCTAACGAACTTGTTTCTATTCAGCCAATGAGTCTTCCTTCTGGACTTCTCTTCTATCTTGACTACACATACGGTTCAGACGTTGGTGGTAACAATGATTTGAATTCAGATAATACTGAACTGGGAAGTGTTGCTGCTACTTACTCAGCAGGTAATTCAATCTACGGTGGCCCAGCTGGTGCTTCTATTCGTGAAGGTGCCAATGCAGCTGGTGGTCAATATGACTTAGTTGGTACAGCTTATACCAAGATTCATAGTGCATCAGAAATTAGCAACATTGCAGCTTCAGGTTCTTATACAGCAGGTGGGTTGCTGGTTGCTAATGGTGTCGGTCTTTCTGCTACTGGTTCTGACGGTAAACTTCTTCAGTTTGACGTTCAACTTTCTAGACAAATTAACGATGGTACAGGAGCTTATTCAGCACTTATTTTTGATGCTACAGATTCTGATTACGTTAATTTTGATGTGACAAATGCCAAGTCTTTTGCGTTACATTCATCAACAGCAACTGAAGCTGGAACAGCTGAAGGTGGTCTTTGTACAGTAGGTTCTGATGTACAAGATGGAAGATTAATTCTTAACGTTAGACGTCTTAATCAAATCGGTTCTTATGACTCATCATCTGGTGTTTGGACATCTAATCCTTTCATTGCATCTGCTTCACGTCAGATTCTTTGTATTGTATCTGGTGTTCTCGATCAACCTGCACTAAATGAAGCTCAGCTTAACTTGACAGCATCATATGCAATTGCTGATAAATTTGATGGTACTAGTTTTGATAGTGGTGCAACACTTACCATTCCTTCATTTGAGTCTAATTTCGGTGGTGCATCTGGTGGTGATCCTGATCCAGTTATTCCTGAAATCGACATCAAGATCGAATCTATTGCTGTTACTGCTACCACACGTAAGTTAAGAGCTCGTTGGTCTCCAGAACTTGCACAAGATCTTAATGCATACCACTCACTTGATGCAGAAGTTGAGCTTACTCAAATTCTCTCTGAGCAAATTGCACTTGAGATCGATCGTGAGATTCTTAATGACCTTCTTGTTGAAGCTCGTGGTGCTAACTACTACTGGTCACGTGCACCAGGTAAGTTTATCAACAAAACTTCTGGAACAACAACAGGCGTTCCTTCTAGTGCTTCATTCACTGGTACAGTTCGCGAATGGTACGAGACTCTTGTTGAGACTATTATCGACGTTGCTAACGAAATTCATAGAAAGACACTTCGTGGTTCTGCAAACTTCATTGTTTGTTCACCAGAAGTTGCTACAATCTTTGAAGCGTCAGTTCTTTACAAGCCTTCACTTAAGATTGACGGACAAGGTCAGGTATCTGGTCAGTTCTCACTTGGTGCTGCTGCTATCGGTTCATTGAGTAATCGTTTCACTGTTTACAAAGATCCATACTTCCCACGCAACAAGATTCTTGTTGGTTACAAAGGTGGCTCTTACCTTGAAACTGGTTACGTTTATGCTCCTTACGTACCTCTCATCGTTACTCCTACCATCTTCGCACCAGAGGATTTCACTCCAAGAAAAGGTGTTATGACTCGTTACGGTAAGAAAATGGTTAGAGCTGACTTCTACGGTACAGTTACCTGCTTGGATATGGATGTAATCTAGTCCTAAAAC